TCGCTCGAATAGTCCAGATCACCGTACGAAACAGACTTTATCCAAGCGTTTTGAAGAGTCCATGTTTCAATGCTATCTCCATCAGCGTCTAAGACCATGATTGTAACACTTCCCAAAGCGGCAACTGCTTTCGCTTTCGAAACTGTGGTCTCCATGTCACTTTCTTGTTTGACCTTATAGTTAGGATTATTAGGATTGTTGCCAATAACATACTCATTGGTCTTTTTAACCGCGTCAGGAGAAACCGGATCAACCAATGTCATGGAAACATCCGTCCATGAAACACGTCCGGGAAAGTAGAATTTGTTATCCAGAAAGCTATGCTCAACTTCTGCAACATCATATGAAGGCACCTTCACTGTCTTAGCCCACCAAACAACATCGGCGCCGAGCATTACTAGAAATCTAAAGTTTCTCTTTGGTGCTGAGTTCGCACTTGTCCAAAATTCATTTGCCATTATTCTATTCTCCTATAGTCGTTAATAATTAGTTCTTGCATTAGAATTCTATTCCTGTTTTAGTGATAATGAAATCAATTGCAATGAATTCTATTGCTCTTGCCGGCTTGATAAAGACTTGTGCATAAAGAATGTTTCGGTCAATAAGGTCCGGAGTTGTTGTGGTGCTGTCCAAAATCAATTTATATTCGCTTATCCCAAATCGTGACTTGGCATCTGCGAGGATTGGATCTGCTCCGTTCTTGAATCGGGTCCATGTTGCCTGAACACTGTTGTCAAACAAGATGGTTTGAGCAACCTTTCCAATGCGTTTCTTAAGATAAATCATAAGACGACGAACGTTTATTCTATCCAAAGCGGATGGGGTTTGTTGAAGGGTCTTTTGACCGAATACAACTGTTCCTTCTCCGGGAAAGTTTGCAATTGGGTTAATATTGATCTCATAAAGATCATCACGCTCTGCTTTTGTAAGATTTTCAATACCAGCAGAGACTTTGACGCCACCACAGGCCCCATTAGTGCTGGCACATCCGAGATATTTGATTCCACCGCGATTGAATCCTGCTGGAGCAAACCATGGAGCGCCTGAATCAGCATCACTCTGAGCGAGAACTCCGATACCTGCAACTGAAGAGGGAACACCAATTCCACCTTCGGAAGCTGCCAATCTAACTGGAGGATAATAAGTTGCTGCGTAGTTCGAATTATAATCTAGAGTACGAGCACTTGCAAGAACATCCGAAACAGATCCCAATGATTCCGTACCACCATCTTCATAAGGTTGTTTGAAACCTGAGTCGATGTCGATGATTGCAAGGTTATCTCCTCGCTCTTCTGACATATTAATTACCTTTTGTACAAGATCGGAATTTGTAAGACCGGGAACCGATGCAACATCAAATTGAACCAATTCTGGATCTTCGACAAGCTCTATTGCTTTATCAACAGAATAATACGCGTAATGGGTGCTAACTGATTGACCGTCCAACACTGTCACACTAGAGAATGGATCGACTTGTGTAATATCAAGACCATCAGCGCCACCAAAGAACGGAGCAGTGAAAGATCTAAATCCAGCAGTTTGAAGAAGAGCGTTTGTTCCGATGCCCGTTGCCGTTTCGGCTGTGGAAGCGACGTGTGAACCGGATTCATAATAAGCTTTTCCATCTGCAGCTACAATAACATCATCCATTGAAAACACAAAGGAATATTCGTATGTACTATTACTTTCGAAAATGTCTCCACCATTTGGTAGAGGTCTCAAAAGGTCTTTATAATCTTCCTGATAGTATACTGTATTTGGGCCGGTTGTGTCCGTGCTTCTTGCTTGTCGAATCCCTAGAGATTGTTTCTTGCTATAGTTTGTCTCACCATCATAAGTGTTTTGTTCTGTGAGTTCCAAACGAGGCCATTGCATTCGGATAACCTGACCGGCTTCGCCTAGACCATTGGTACCGGATGTTCCAAAGCCTGCACCCGTAGTGTTACCACCATAGAGAGCAGAACCCAGCGCGGGACCAGCCCAACGATAAGGGTTTGCTACTACCGGAGAAGATCCGGAAGTCATAATAAAATCTTTTGGCTTTGTTGGCCCGTAAAACCCAAATGGAATTTTAAGAGCATCATCACCCAGACTATTTTGCATTTCAACATAAACATAGTCAGAATTGTTTGGATAACTTCCATACAAATTATATTTTTTTGCAGCAGTATTCCATGTTTGATATTGATCTCCAATTCTTTTTGCTACATAATTATCATCTGATGGATCAAGGTTACAATTGCTGTATGTTTCGACTGCTTCACCGGCTTTGTTAACAATAATAACAGAAAAGCTTGAATTTGGATTTGCGTTCGTTCCTAAAGATAGATTGCTGATACGAACAGCATAGTTTTCATGAAAGAATGATCCCTCATGTAGAGAAACCAGTCGAAATAATTTTTGCATGCTCTCCGGAGAATAACCTGCGGGCGAAGCTGTTGGGTTTGGATCTCTATTGATAAACCAACCTGTCTTGGCTGCTGTCGCAACTCTATTTCTATTTGTCTGGTAAGCAGATCCGCTAACTAAAGGTAGCAATATCGCAAATTGTTTTCCGGTACCGGTAGAAGATGCCGCTGCCAACAATGCATTTAGACGAGTTTCATAAGTTTCACCTAAGAACTCTTTCTTGGTATCAGCAGCGCCATAGTTTGTGGTGACCAGTTTTTGAGGGTTCTTATTAATAGAACCGTTTCTAACCTTGCTCATTTCTTCTGAGAAGTTTAGGTTATGAGAAACCGAAGTACCAGCAGCCGAATGAACGTCAAGCTTGAACAGGCGGTCTCCACCAGAAATAATAAATACGCCTGCGGAAGATGTTGTTGTTGATCCCAATGGGTCTGCTCGGTTTCCACTTAATGTTACAGCAGAGCCTGTTGTGTAGATTACAGCAGCCAAAGAACCTGTTACGCCAACCGCTCCGTTTGATGCACTTGGGCAAATGAATAAACCGTAAGCAAGATCGACTTCTGCCGGGTCTGTATCCAGGTCCCACCCAAGATTCCAGCCTGCTTGAACTGTGGTGCTGGTTGTCTCTCCGCCAAGTCTAATAAATGTAACCGGTGATGTCTCGGAAGATAACCACGCTTTTGCTGCATACAATCCGTATGTTGCAACCTGTTCATTTCCATTTCTCCAAACGTCACTTGATCCGGCGCCAACACCAGACTGAGGTTCTCCAAAAATTGAAACCATTTCTGATAAGTTTTTAACCTTAACTGGTTTTCCAATTGGTCCTGTTTTTGCTTGTCCTATAATTAAGACACCATCATCTTGTGGTTGATTAGCGATCTGACTCTGGTCGATCTCTCTAAGTTGTATACCCGGTGATATAAAATCAAATTTTCTAGGCATTAAAATTCTCCTTATAAACTATTACTCAACAGTAAATAGTATGTTGGTGGCGGAAAAGTAATTAGTCGCGATAATCGTCATTTTTCTTTTTCCACGGTATTTTATCACCGACAATAACCCTTTCTCGTGAAATTCTTATCTGAACTGCTGTCTCTCGAATAGTTATTTTTGGTCGTTCTCTATTGGGACCTTCTCCGATCAAGTATCCAAGCACTTTGATAGATACTTTTGTCTCAAACATTCTCTCTTCTTCACTTAAGTTAGTTGTGTTTTTGTTATAGGAAAAGTCCTGTTGAATGAATGCTTCATATTGATTCCCTTCGTGTTTAAACAGAAAACTATTAAGTCCACCGGTTTTTGTTATAAACGGCTGGATCAAATCATTCATTTGTTGCTGATATTCTGTTCTTATTGTTATCGAGTACATAACTGTAACGTAAGTTGGAACCGGTATTGTTATTTCTTGATATACAATCTTCTTATTGTCTCCACGACCTGTACCATCAACTGTTTTAAGTTCTCGCGATTTATCTGCATTTGCAAAGTTTCTTGTTTTCTCTTGTTGTATTCTCTTCATAATTGTAAGAGAAGAACCTCCTTTGTAATCGCCCTGCTCTATTAGGTTTGCTTGAACTGATCCCTTAAATGCTGGGTCTTTTGCCATAGAATCTCTGTTTATTGTGATAAGGGGCAATTTGAGTTTGCCAACCTTATCTCTTAATTCTTTGTTGTTCTTAATTTGAAAGGCTCTCTCTGTTCCAAGCCACAAAACCGGAACCTTCTTCTCTCCTTGATTTGTGTTTGTAGATAGATCTAGTGATTGATCGACCCACTTGAATATTGCGCCATCAATGGTTTCGATTGATGAAGGTTCAAATGTTTTTATTTTATCCGGCATCGAAAACTCCCTCTCTGGCTCTTATACACTCGGCTTGTATCTCAAATAAATGCTCTGGTTGTCCAAAGAGAAGCTTTGGTTCGTTGAGTTTTACAATCTCATAGAATATTTCTCCGTATCGTACGAAATCTCCCTCTCTTACATATAGATCTTGATCTTCTGTTAATCTTCTTTTGTGAAATTTAACATTAACTTTTGTTGATTTGTCCAAAGAAACATTTTCCATGAATGTTGACTCGATACCTTGAAATTCCACAAGAGCATAGACCCTCACCGGAGGAAGGAAAGTTTTCTCTATCGCTTCTCCGTATAATGGATGATAGTTTGTGTGTTCGATGTCCAAAGGGAAATACAAAATCTGCTGCCCAACAACTCTTTCGATGACCTCATCATTGATTTGTTTAACCAAGTCTCTCTCCTTTTTCCCAAAGAACATTGGTGGCGGGGGAGCATCGGGCTTTTTCCATTTATTATCTTTTGACATTCATTATCCTCTTATTATCTTAATTTTCACTCTTCTTTTATTCTCTGAGAGAGATCCTTTGTGCTTCTCTAGAAGATTATGGATTCCTTCTAAAGCTTTATCTTCCATCATCTCCGGAGAAACATTCTCTATCAGGTCAACACCCGCTTTCAAGTTTGCTGGAAATTCATTTTCTAGTTTTACATAAACCGGAACAGCCAATGTATCATTGTCGACCGTGACTAATCTGTATGCCTCATCATATGATAGTTCATCATAGTCAATTGTAATCGCCGGAAGTTCCTTCCCCAACAAGGAATGAATAAAAGCTTTTTTTAATTTCTCATTCATAAAGTATTGGTTGAATACATTTGCCAAAAGGGAGGAGATCTTCTTTATTCGTTTGGGGAATTTAGCTATAACCTCTTCTTCTGACGTATCTTCTCCCAACATGTCCGTTGCCATATTTTGCAAATCAAAATCCATTATTGTACTGAACCTTGCGCTGGAAGTATATTCCTCACCTTCATCATCTTCTCCCTTCTCTATCTCTTCTTCGTCCCACCACAAGCCAGTGGTTCCATCGAGAATACCATACTTCTTAAGAATAATGTCAAGTATATAATCCTCGCTGACGAATATCCCATCTTTCTTTAGATGCTTTTCAATTTTCATATTGACGGACCCACTGATTCTATCGTAAATTTCTTTAAGATAAGGCAAGACCTTTGTAATTGCGGCACTAATCTGTTCAATGAAGATAGAATTGATGGCTCCACCAAAGATTTCTTCACATGCCCCTTGTCTATAACGAACAACACCGGTATATCTATTATCCCCAACAAATTCTAAATCAACAGCTTCCACTTCATCATAGCTTACTGTCTCCCAATTTCCGGAAAGATCTCCGTTTTCTGCTAGTTCTCCGATGACCTCATCAATAGAGAGTTCTTCTCTAAGATCAAATGAGTCTTTATTCGCGTCTGAATTAACCAGTTGTCCAACTAAGTTAAACTGGCAGTACATTTCAAAGTTTCGTATCATGGGTTCACCTGAATACGAATCCTCATCGACAACAATCTCAAAAGTTATAAGGTTTCCTGTATTCGCTGCCAAAGAAGCAACAAGAGCATCAGCTTCCAATCTCAGCCTATCTGTTTCTGACATTCCCCGAGACATCATGATGGTGTTTTCCATCTCTTTATCATACAGAACGCCTCCATGAAAGTCCAAATCCGGATTGATCTCTGAAAACAAATTAGGCAGAACATCATCTACATGGTATTTTGCATCCTCGTAACTTCCTCCGTATCTGGTGAATGAAGACATATCAATCTCGCCTGATGGAAATTTACTGATAATGTTTTCAATCTTGGTTTTTTGCATGTCTGCTAATTTCTTATAAATGTAAGTATCAAAATCTGGTGTTTCTTTACCATAGATTTTACCCTGTGGTGAAGCTATACTGATTGGCTCTTCCTTATTCTCTGGATCATGGAATGCTACATTTTTAATTCTTATTCTAGAATCTGGCTCCAGACCTGCAACGTTGCGGTCAACATCAAAAAAGATTTCTTCATCTCCCATCTCGTCGAGAGCTTCTTGTGTGGGAGGAATACCAGCCATCACAAACTCTTTTGCGGGGACAGAATACACGATCATCCCGTTTCCATAGACTTCTGATAATGCACAGATGTTATATTCGTCATAACTATCTTTTCCTTTTCTATTAGGCAGGTTATGACAAGATCCTATTTCTGCGTGATCTGACATCCTAAATACATCCATCGGGTGTCTTGATAGGATGAAATATTGTGTTTGTAGGAAATCTTCATAATTCTTTGAAAGTTTTTCCATTCTTGTACCATCATTGAAATAATCTCTAGCTTTGTTAATTTTTTTGATA